ATACTGCTCATTATACTCCTATTAATCTAAATCCACTAAATGTTCCATTTGCATACTGTCCCCATGTTCCACTAGCAACATTCATTTTTCCATAAACCTCAATATAATCTCCAGCAGATAGATCCATAGTTGTCGAAACACTAAAACCCATTTGATCTATGTAATTTCCATTTAAAGTTATATCATAGGACGATGTACTTACAGATGATCCATTTTTATAAAATATTGTTAGCAAAGAAGTACCTTGAGCTGAATCACCTATAACTCTATTTTTAGCTGTAAAAAAATATTTTCCAGCTTTTCCTGTCGGTACTGTAAATCTACTAGAAGAAAATGCGCTATCAGTATCATAAACTTCTGTATCATAAGTTAATTTAACAGCAGTGTTATCTGTTTTACCTGTATTATTAGCAGAATTAGAGACTAAAAAGGCTGGAGTCATTGCTATTTCACCAGATGGTGTTCCAGAAACAGTTACAGTCTCCCCAGATTGACCAATAGTCACGGTTCCTGAACCAGTAATTGATTGTATGTTTGTTGTTTTAATTGTTCCCATTATGCTCCTATAATTTTAAATCCAAAAAATTGTGCTTGTGTGCTATCTGATAAATAAGTAGAACCACCATTTATAGTTACATTTCCACCACTATCTTGTCTTGTAAACATTTCAAAATAATCGTCTGCATCTGAATAAATTATTGCACTAAAAGTCATTCCATTTGCATCATCATTGTTAATTGCAGATTGAATTACTGAACTTCCATTTTTATATAATAAAAATCTACCATCTCCAAAATTTGTTGTAGTATCAAATCTCCAAATTGCACCTATAAAATAATAACCAGCTACTGTTGGTGTAAATCTTGAATTAGATGTGTCATATTTTGAATCACTATCTAATTGTTCTGCATCAAAAGTTACTTTGGTAAAAGTAGTATTAGAAATAGTTTGATTTGATGTTTTGTAAGCTAAAAATGATGGAGTGTTAACAGCTATTGTTTGACTCGCACCACTTGCTAATGCAATAGTTTCACCACTTGCACCAAGTGTCATTGTACCTGAACCTTGTGAAGATTGATGTTTAATATTGTCTACAAATAAAGTTCCCATTATACTACCGTCAATGTCCCGTTAACTGTTACAGTCCCTGTATAGGATACTGGACCACAGACCATCATGTTATCTGCAGCGTCCACTGTAAACGTTGATGATATAGTTGCCTTGTTCTCATAGCCACCGTTGATTGCTTTTATCATACCAAATTCAATTGAGTTTTCTCCAGGTGTAACTTCACCTAAAGATTTTCCAATATAAACTACGTAAATATTATTTGTGCCTGCTGGTGGTGCAGCTGTAAAACTTAAAGTTGTTCCGCCAGATACTGTGTACGCTGAATGAGGATCCTGACGAACGTTTCCGACAAAAACTTCTATTTCGTTGGTATTACCAACAGATTGTGAAAGTGTAAAATTTGTTGTTGAACCATTACCAGTGAACTGCGAAGAGTTCATGGTTAGTAGGTTTCCTTTTGGACTGTTTCCTAAATAAGCCATAATACTCCTTAACTAATTGCATCTATAAACGAAGCCCAAACATCTAAACTTGAAGCAGTATCTGATTTTGCTTTTAGAACATCTGAACTTTTCATTACTATCCTTGAACCTCCGTCAATTAATTCTAAAGATCCTCCACTAACTATCGGACAATTTTTAATAATGTAATAATCATTTGAACCATCGTTAATTACAACATCAACATTTATTGTTGATGAAGTTGTATTTGCACAACGTATGGAAATCACTGCATCATCAGAATTACTAGTATGAATAGTTTGAAGTGATGTTCCTATATTTCTTTGTATATATCTTTCAAAATCTTGAGCCATATTTCTCCTATAATCCTACCGCCATTTTTATTACAAAAGCTTCACTTGCTCCAGCAGTTCCTGAAGATGCAGCTGTTAGTCTTCCTTTTGCATCTACAGTAATTGAAGCTGATGTGTAGCTTCCTGCAGATACCCCTGAATTTGCAAGTGTCAATGCTCCTCCTGATGCAATAGTTGCATCTCCTGACATATCTACTTCTTCAAATGATGTACCATCTGCAATTAACATTTTGTTTGCTGTATTTGTTGGCATTTTTAATTTAGATCCAACAGTCAAATCATTTGCTAAAGTTACATTGTTACTAGAATCTTCTATAACTGCTTTTGAAGCAGGAAGAGTACAAAAAACATCTTTTGTGCCAGCAGCAAAATCTACTTTGTTATCGCTATTAGAAGATGAAAGCACTGTATCTCTTGATAAAGTATCTGTCGATGCATCTGTCACAGTACCTAAACCGACTTCAAACTCCCCTGTGCCTGTGTTTACAATTGCATAATAAGTTGTATTACCATCGCCAATACCTGCAACAAATCCTTCAAAATCTTGCACTGCTCCAGCAAGATTAAAAGTTCCTGTGCCAGTAGTTGTACTAGACTCTTTTACTCTATCATTAATGACAAGTGCCATTTATTCTCCTTATGCCAGTCTCAATATTGCTGCAGATGTTGTAAATGCAGGAAACTGAATTGTAAATGTTCCAGCAGTTGCAGTTTTATCACCACCAAAATCTAAAACACAAACTGCATCTGTAGTTGATGAACCACCATCAGTTGTTGTGTTATAAATTAAAGCTCCTCTAGCTGTTAGTGTAACACCAACAAAGGATAAATTTGCAAAACTTGTTATTGCTACACCTGAAGATACTTTAACACCTTGATTAACAAGTGCTTTACCTCCTGCAACATAACCTGATGAAGTTACCTCAGTATTAGAACCACCACCTGGATTTGTTGAATAATTTTCTGTAGATGCACCTAGTGTTGCTGATGAATTATACATCGCTAATTTGTATGTATCAGATGATCCATCAAAATCGTGTTTTCCTTGAAGTAACTCTTTTTTGAAAGTGTTACAAATTGCATTAGTTGTTATAGCCATATTAATCTCCTTATAAATTTTATGGTGATGGCGAATCTACTTTAATTCTAGGAACACCATCATCGTATTCAGCCCTTCTTCTTCGACCCATTTGTTGAATAGCAAAAGCTTGTATTTCTTCATTATACTTGCTTTTGTATAGATTGTACATATCCATAGGTCCTTTAAGATATGCAAAACATTCACTCAGAACACCATGAAGTAACATTGATTCTTGATATTCTGAAAGATAAGTAGTTGTAGTGCTATTAAAATGAGGAGGTGTAACAATGTAGTTTAATTGCACTCCGTACGCTAAGTTAGGAGTCGGAGCTACAACAATTGTAGAATCATCCCAATTAGCATAATATTTAGGTTGTCCAGTAGCACCAGAGCTATTAAACTCTGATATAAAACTTGTATCTCTTTTTTCCATAAAAGTTCTTGCAGAAGTAATTGATGCATCAGCAAAAACTTGAAGTGATCTTATTACTAAAAAATCTGCAGGAGTTACTAAGTATCTTTTGTTTGCAGTAAACGATGATGTTGCATATTTTCTTGTATCATCATAATCAACTTTACCGGCAACATCTAATTCTGTGTTTCTAATAAATTGATCAATCAAAGTGTCTGAAAGAACATTAGAATCAACTTCAGTGTAATTTCTTACTTGTGTTAAAAAATTTGAATGAGTAATTGCCATTAGGTAATACTTACCTCCACTTGTCCAACTAAACCAGTTAGTTCTCTTCTTCTATTTTGTAATGAAGGATCTTCTGGAACCATGCTATGTATTACTGAAGTTTCTTGAACGCCATTAATAGTTCTTGTAATTTTGAAGTCTTGTGTTTTAAATGCAAAGTCACCAGGTAATGTTAAATTTGCAACTCCCACTGAAGCCCCTCCAGAATTGGTAATTGTAACATCACTTGTATTAGTATTTACAAAAGGTTGTATTGGTTGCTGAAACTTCATGTTTCTAGTATTTTGTAAAGCTATCGCATCAGCTCTATTATGTTTAACTCTTATTTGTGGATGCTTAGGTTCAAATTCTGAATAGTGTACAAAAGAACCATTCCATTCCTTTACCATTTCAGTGTAAGGAAATGCCATACCTGATCTATCAGATATTGCTTGTGATCTTTTTCCTGTAGCAAATTTAGCCATAATTATATTCCACTTGGGTAAAATGATTGAGGAGTGATGTATGTAGATGTTCTTTGACCATCTTCATCAAGAGCTCTTTTAAGTTCATCTTCATAAACAAGTTTATTTTGTTGAACTAATTGTGGAGCTTTTTTCATTGATAAATAATATGCAAGACCTGCGCACATACAAGGTAAAAATCTATAAGCTACATCTGCATCATTAGTATATGCACCTGCATCTTCAATTCTTTTAATAACATAATATTTTAAAGTTGTGTAAGTATTTAAATCTGGTGCTTGGTATAAATATATTTTTGGTGTTGTTTCTCTTGAAACATAATATTGTGAAGGTTGTCCTGTAGCTAATTTATTTGGTAAAGCTGCGTAAGTTGATCTATCAATTTTTGTTAAAGATACGTCTTGAGTGCTTGAACTATCAGATGAAGCGGCAGTAGAAGATACAAAAGCTTCCAATACATCACTTACACCTGCACTGACACTGTATTCTGCCTGACCTGAAACTAATGCATTTTCATGTAGTGCAACTTTCCAAAGATGAATACCTCTGTTTCCCCATTCAGCAAATAATAAATCAAGACTTCTTCTAGCAGATCTTAAATCGTAGCCTGATGTAGTTGATAAGCCACATCTTTCAAAACCTTCATCAATAATTTCATCAATATTTAAATTAAACGCTACAGTTCCTGAAGTTGCCATTACTATCCTTTTTACGGTTGTACAATTTCTTAGATTGTATCACTTTTTGACTAAACTTTGAAGACCTTAGACTTTTTGCTATATAGTTTGGCGATGACACGTTTTTTCTTCTTTTTTTCATCTCTAGCACCTCTAAGCTTACCTTCAACTTGTTTTGTTATTTGTGATCTACCAATTGCCATTAAACTAAATCTACAGCCTTTCCTATAATAGGTTTATATTTAGTTTTACCTTCAGATTTGTAAGCATGCAAGAATTGTTTTCTTGGTTGGTCAGGTGTGTAGCTGCAATGTATCCATCCGCTATTAGGTTCTCCAGGAGTGTAGAACTCAAGTATTAATTGATCATATTCAAGGTTCTTGTTGATCCAATCAGCTAGCTCAGCATTGTCTGTACCCATACATTCGAAGTCTGCGGCCTCGGCTTTGGCATGTTGTGAATTTACAGAGCTACCTATCTTAATACAAAGTTGTTCACTACGAAAACCGCTCGTCACCTTGACTCTGCCAAAATGATCACGCACCGGCTGTAAAATATTTTCACATAATGCTTTTAGTTTTTCAATTTGTCCTGAGTTAGGATTATTGTTAATATCCAACCTAATTGCTGTGTCGGATTTAATTAATTCTTGTAAACTAAAATTTCGTGTTAATTCCATAATTACTCCAATATTAAAGCTTTTATATATTTTCTTCCTTGATACAACTCTATTTCTGCCTTACCTTTATAGCATTTGTAAGTTACGGATTCAGAGTATTGTCTCTCCGCGTGGCGTTTCCCTCGAAGGCATGCCGCCATGTTTTTTTGCACCAAGTGTTCCTTGATCTCT